GCTAGACTTTCAGATAACAGCCACGTTATCAACCCTTGGAGCCCTCTATGTACACCACTAGTTTGATATCCATTAGCCATCAAACAGTTGGCCGAGGTTCACTCGGTTTTTGTCATTTTCTTTGACGTCCGAAAGTTTTGCCTCTGGCAATAACTTTCGGTTGAGTCTTTTTCTTCTCTTTCTTCTTCCTACGTATAAGAGTTGCAGCACCGGCTGCTCTACCAGCAATTTGACCCACCATGCCAGCGCCTGGGAAGACTGGTTCAACCAACATGCCCAAGGTTGGGGCAGTTGCTTCAATGATCCGGAGAATACCTCTCCACCAATCTCCAGAGGCGTTGTTTCGAACTGGGGTACCTGCCGGAATAACGTTCACCATCTCAGAGTACAACTGTAGAGCTTTTAGATCATAACCAGCTGATGGAGAAGATTGTTCCGCAAGTGGATGCATGGCACTGGGAAAGTATTCCGTGTAACACCTCCAAACTATGTTGTAAGTACCCGCCGCAGCAGTTCCTACTCCATAGGCAAAGGAGAGATTCCACGGAGCCGGCCTACAAAGGGGCATATATACAGCACCACTTAAATGATTACAGATTCCATGACCTGTAGCACCTGAGTTGTCTGTGGTCTCAAAGTAAGCTCGATTACACGATACACCTTCAACTGGATTCTCAATCCCAGCTAAAGTACAAGTGCAGTAAGCACCTTGTTTTAAAAGCCAAGTCTTGGAGGTACGTTGTTTTAGTGCAAAAGCGACCGCGGGCGGAGGACCTTGCCACGCAAGAGTTTTGTAATTAGCAGTAGCATCGGCAGCGTCATTATCAGCAAACCTATATGCTCCTTTTGTTGCAAGCCCGGAGTTCTGCCTTCCAACAACAATACTTCCTTGTTTTGCAATTTCGGCTGTAGTATCTATTACTTCAAAACCACAGGCAATCATACGCGCTGGAACAGCGTGATTGGTCAAAGTCACATTTCCAAATTGATAATCCACGAAATTACCTGGAGCCCATGCCGCCACAGCTGAAGCGTACGGCACGATTTCACCACCAGTATCACACTGGTGAACTTGTCCAGCGGCAACAACCACGGCAGTAGGGGGGGTGGACTCGTAACTTATAAGAGTCGAGTTCGATCGATCCACCGCACTACCGAGGAGACCGTTTGACATTAGGATAGGATTATTCCACATAAGGAAATCATAAGCAGCTGCGCCAGAAAGAGACGCAACTCCTTGGTGACAAAGAACAATACTTTGACCACCGTTCGAGTCAGGGTAACCCGCCACCGGCGTACTCTCATCATGAAAAGGATCTAATGCTAAAAGCAGCCACCTGGCACCATCACGAGTGATGCCATGTTTAGCTGCAAGTCTATCCGCGTAAGAAAAATACTCGTCTGACATTTGTACAGAGGAATTCTAAAAGGTAGCAAAAAGGAAAGGAACAAAGGGTACTTTCCCCGGCTTTGTTTATTCAGACCAGGGTCGTTTGGTAAAAAAGTGGAAAACCCTCACGGTAAGTAAGGCTCAAATCCACAGAACAAATTTAACTGAGCTAGATCTGATAGGTCGCCTAGTCCACTCAAGCAGTCCAAAGACAAAGAGTCTCGATTATCATGAGCATATTGTCGAATTATCGTGACCATCTTGTCATACTCATCTTTCAAAGGAAAGACAAGTGTAGCCACCGAAATCAACTTTCGAAGTCTTTGCTCCGGCGAATTACTTCGCCTGACCACATTCATGGACTCCCTCATTTTCACTGGATCATAATGATACAGCAAGTATTCCTTCCCAAAAACTTTTCTAAAAACTGGAGTCATTCCACAAAATTTTATGTCCATTAGTTCTTCATGTTCGGATGGGCTTTCTAAATACATACCAGCTCGCTGCCAACTTAAGGTCATACGAGAAGGCGTAAATAGACCAGTCGGATCTCGTAGAGCGATGTCGTCTCCCACTACCATGGTATAGACGTCCTTCAACTCTGGAATTTCAAGACCCGACCAAATGCCATGCATTCCTACTAGCATTTTTGTTCCCATTGAATTGTCTGACGCAGTGTTTGTCTGCCCAGTTTGCTGTCCACAAAAGACCAGCAAAGCACCATCGACATTACCTAACATATGGTAAGTCATGTCGTAGTACACGTCGACAAGTTTATGCCAACGACTAGGAAGATAACGCTTCCGAAGGTCTCTTATTACACAGACCATGCCCATCCACCAGTTAGCGTCTTGAGCTTTCCCATCAAATTGATGGGGATCTCCTTTTGCTTCACAGAAGATTCTCCAAAGATCGTAAGCCTCTCGCCCAGGGGTTTTGAGACCTATTTTCACGCTACCAGTGTTGTGTCGGGCCGCCAAACGTTCATTTTGAGCACCGAACAAGAAATTACCAACTGCAACCATTGCCACAGGAGCTGGAATGAACAAGCGTGCGTCTTTACCAAGAACGCGCAGCTCATCCTTTAAGGTGACGTTACTATATTGCATGTAAATTAATACTTCCTCAATAAAATCATCCATTGAACGATGATTCAAAACATCACCTTTTTTAGGGCCAAAATTCCAACAATGCGGTGGTCCTGAAGCTTTCTCCAACCTGAGTTCCTCAATAGCCTCCTCTTTAGTCCACATTGGACCATTCAACAGGCCTCCGAACTCATAGTCGAGTAATTGCAACGCAGTATGATAATCACTATAAGACATCGAAGTTCGTGGGTGATCCCACTTTAATACACCATTTACAAGAGCAACAATATCCAATATGGCGGGAGCATAGCTCTTATTACCCACGCCATCTATTACGTCGGACACCAACTTTGATCTAGGTAAACCAGGAGTTGGCATCCGACGCACTGCTCGTTCTTCAAGCAGAGGATGAATCCCCACCCTGATTGGCGGT